GAAATTCCGAAGGTGTATATCCGGCAGAGCGAAGCGTGTCTTTTACAACTTTTCGGATATGTACTTTTGCCGTACTTGTTACTTCTCCCGCAACTAAAATAAGCCCCTTAGTTGCCATGACTTCCACAGCGACTCGGGACTCGGGATCTTTTTGCAGGTAGCTGTCAAGTATGCTGTCGGCGATATAATCACAAAGCTTGTCCGGGTGCGCCTTGGTCGCGGACTCCGCTGTTTTATAGTGTTTCATCTTGATTTTCCTCCGTTTCGATAATTTTTCTTGCAACAGCCTCCGCAACAGAAACCGTCACGGCATTGCCTGCTTGTTTATAAAGCTGGGATTCTGAACAAACCTCGGCGGCTTTTTCATACAACCCATCCGGAAATCCCTGAAGCCTGAAGCACTCTTTCGGCGTAAGCCTTCGGATGGCGTAGTGTTTGCCGTTATCTAAAAGCACACCGTGCCTGTCTTGCCCAGTTAAGGTAAAGGACGGCTCGCCGATTTCCTTTACTCGTCTGTATTTTGATCTCGGCTTTTCTCTGAAAGGTGTAGATACAGCTCGGGCTTCCAAAACACCGGTACGCATGCCCTTGTTGTCAAGACCGTGTCCATAAGTGGCGACAATGCAGGTCGACTGGTCTCGTTTTTTCACCTTGCCTTTTGTTACTGTCATGCCTTCCTGCGAAATTAAATAGAGCCCGGTTTTCGCACCGAGCCCTCCAGCAGAAGATTGAATTGTACAAGAAACGCCGCCCGGGTCGTACACCCGGTAGCCTTGAGATCCGCCTACAAGCCTTCTAAGATGCGTGCCGTTTTCTCCTTCGAAAGGTAGTATTTTGCATCGACCTCGGCTTCTAAGATGTCCAATAAGGAAGACGCGCTCTCTTGATTGAGGGACGCCGTAGTCTTTGGAATTGAGCACCTGCCAGAAGACATCGTACCCTGCTTCATCCATTTCAAGGAGAACTCGGGCAAAGTCCCATCCTTCATGAACGGATAGCAGGTTTTTAACATTTTCAGCGACAAGCCATCGGGGTTTATCTTTTTCTTCTTTGCCCTTGACGAGGTCAAGGACTGTAAAATATAGGCCGCTTCTTTCTGCAGATAGTCCTCTTTGAAATCCGGCAACTGAGATATCTTGGCAAGGAAAGCCGAAGGTCCAGCAGTCTGCATAGGGGACATCATCTGATTTGATTGTTCGTATGTCGTCACAAAACCACTCTCCCTTCGTGTCAAACATAGCTTTGTAAGACCTTATAGCGAATTTGTCGTTTTCACAGCTGCCGATGCACCTGAAGCCTGCTCTCTCGAAGCCTAAACGAAAACCGCCGATCCCTGAAAACATATCAACCATTGTCCTCACCTTAATCACGCTCCTTTTTCTTTCGCAGGAGCCGCTCCATCATGTCGTCCTGAGGAGTGGAAATAAATGCGGTCGTCGTGTTTTGCTTCACGATGTCAAAAATCTCGTACCAGATGAGATTTGCCTGCTTCTGAAAGTTCTGGCTCATCGAAACAAAGGGACTTGCTATCGCACCGCCTGTGGTCGGGTGTTTTCCTAAAAGGCCATAGGTGCTGATTGCTTCCTCGCATTGAATGAAACGCGCAAAGGCCTGAGCGTAAGATTCAATAAGCCTGGGGTTCACGAGCTTTTCACAGCGTCTTTCTTTTAACCAGAGCCAGGTTTCTTCATATATCTCGTCCGCACCTAAAGGCTTCCCGTCCTTTTGCCTTGCAGAAAGGTAGTCCGACGGCTCGGGCATGTCTTCACCATATAAATCCGAGATGCCTTTAGGCTCATCCGGAGCAAAAAGGGCATCCGGGTCAAAATCATAAGTTTCTAAAATATTTGCTTCTTTTCCGGCGGCAATCTTATCAACGAGAGGATCCGGCTTGCTGCCGGCCTTTACACGTCGGCCGCCTCTGTAGGTTCCGTCTCTTGCCACAAGGCACCTCCTTTCCATATAAAATAAAAAAGGGGGTTAATCCCCCATTTGAATTGAACTTTTTTCGCACGTGACCCACCGCCCGTTGCACGCCAAATGCTCTGCGGAGATTGACATCCCCCTAGGGGTCAGCTCCATCTGTCACCGCGTCTTGCGTGAATCGCTGAGTGACAAGATTTGCAAAGAGCCATCAAATTATGATGTTTGTTCGTGCCGCTTTCTGACAAAGGAACGATGTGATGGACTTCTTCTGAAGGGACGAGTCTCCCGTTACGCTTGCACTCCTCGCACAATGGATGGGTTCTTATGTAGCGGTCGCGGATTCTCTTCCAAGCTCTGCCATAACGTCTTCTTGTCTCCGGGTCTCTCTGATATTTTTCGTAGCGCCTGTTTTCCTCCTGCTCATGTTTCTTACAAAATCTTCCTTCAACAAGCTCCGGACAGCCAGGGTAAGAGCAGGGGCGTTTCGGTTTCCTTGGCATAAAACACCTCCCGCAATAAAAAAACCTGCAGCAGCTTGCCACAGGTCTCTATATTTTTTCCTAGTCTAAGAATAACAGGCTCTTTAATTACATCTCAATGCCAGTTCGTTCCTATTTATTCCGTATCGTTCCAAAGTTCCTGCATCGTTTTATTGGATTGATAAAACGCTTCTAGACTTGATAGAATTTCCTGCTTTCGTCTATGCATACTGGTCTTGCTGATATAAAACTTGTCCGCTGCTTCAGCTAGAGAAAGCTTTTCAAACCACAAAGCTTGAATTACTTCCTGTTCTTCCTGTGGTCTACTTTTAATCATCCAATCCAAATAGGAAAGTTGACGAAATCGAAGCTCAGCATGATTAAGCCGCAGGTCAATAACTTCATCATGAACAAAGTCAGCACAGTCTCTCAGGTACTTTAAGATGGCTCCAAGTTCTATCGTGTTGCCTGAAGGTTCCGGTCTATCCTGCTGAAGCATCATCTGCAACAGGTAAAGGTCTGCTTCAAGCTCGTTGTGATAACGCTCATAGTTGTTCAGCAACTGTTCCATCACAAATATCCTCCTCCCTGAAACCGAAATATCGGTACTGCTTTTCAAGTGTCTTAGCCATACGGCAGATGGCTCTTTCTTTCTTCCTCGAAAACTCCACACCGCTTAAAGAAAAATGCTCACAGATTTCGCTCCAGCGTTTGCCCTCCAAAACGTCATAGGTCATGAGGTCTCGGTAATACTTGGGGAGTGCTCTGATGGCATAGCGGATAAATTCCACTTCCTTGGCCGCCTTTTGATATTCTTCCGTCATTTCCTTTTCCGCCCTGTGATTGATCAGCCAGGCAAGCCTGCGGTAGGAGGTAGCAATATAAAAGACCCGGTTCTTGGACCGTTCTTTTTGCACCGGAACTTCATCGCCCGTCTTGCCGGGGAAGGTCAGCATATCCAAGACCTCACTTGCCGTAATCGGAATATAGCGCTCCATCTCTTGTTCAAGCTCTTTCATTCTTGCGGCATGCGCAGGGTAGCCTCTAATCATTTCTTTTACTTTCTTGATGCTATTCATGACAAACCCTCGCTTTTACCGCCTGCATTAAGGCCTCCTGCGTGACATCCTTCTTTTCCAAGGCGCGTGCCACATCCCGGTCGATTGTTCCTTCGGCAATAAGCCTGAAAATCACAACCGTATCTTTTTGTCCTTGCCGCCACAGCCTGGCATTTGCCTGTTGGTAAAGTTCCAATGACCAAGGTAGAGACATCCAAACCACAGTAGAACCGCCATGCTGAAGATTCAGCCCGTGTCCCATAGAAGCGGGGTGTGCCATAGCAATGGGAATCTCGCCTTTGTTCCAAGCCCGAAAATCCTCCGATGTTTTGATTTCAACAGCATCCTTGAAACGCTTTTTTATCCGCATGCGTTCATGCTTGTAGTTGTAATAGATAAGGACAGGCTTGCCGTTGGCGGATTCAATCAAGTCCTCCAAGGCATCAAGTTTTACAGAATGAAATTCTGCGACTGCACCCGTCTCGTCATAAACAGCCCCCGATGCCATCTGCAGGAGTTTGTTGGTAAGGACAGCGGCATTCACGGCATCAATGGTTTTGTCTTCTAAGCTGGCCACCATTTCTCGTTCCATCTCCTTATAGATTTCTCTAGCCGCATCCGAAAGCTTGACTTTGACATCCCGCTCCAATCTTTCCGGCATCTCGAGAAAATCCTGACTTTTCATGGAGACGCAGAGACCGGATAAAAGACCGTAGATAAATTCCTCCGCTCCAGGACGGAGTTTATATGAATAAACGATGTAGCCGTTCATGCGGTTGGGAACAAAGAAATCCGCCCGGTAGCTTCCGATTGTTTTTCCAAGCCTCTGCCCTTGATCCAAGAGATAAATCTCCGACCACAAATCCATCAAACCGTTGGTAGAAGGCGTCCCTGTAAGACCTACAACCCGGTCAATGCCGGGACGCTTCTTTCTAAGAGCTTTGAACCGTTTACTGGACGGATTTTTAAAGCTCGAGAGTTCGTCAATCACCATCATGTCAAAGTCCCACTCGCCAAGTTCACTAAGCCAGGCGACATTCTCCCGGTTAATCACATAGATGTCGGCAGGAGTTTCAAGTGCCTGGATTCTTTCCTTTTCGCTTCCCAGAACCTTGGAGATGCGAAGAAAGGTCAAATGATCCCATTTTTCCAGTTCCTCTGTCCAGGTGTTCTCTGCCACTCGAAGAGGTGCAATGACGAGAACTTTTGAGACATCAAAATAATCAAACATCAAATCCCAAATAGCGGAAAGGGTGATGACTGTTTTCCCGAGTCCCGGTTCTAAAAAAAGACCGCAGGCTTTCTTTTTGATGATCTCCTCTTTGGCATATTCCTGATAATCATGAGCCTTGTATTGCATCAAGCAGCCCTCCTATATCGCCCGGATCATCCAAAATGAAAACCAAAAAGCCCAAGTTCCTGATGTGCTTATGCCTTTGTAGTTGTAAGGCTTTGGGATTCCTGCCGGGTTTCTTTACCTCTACAAAGCCTATTTTTCCTCCGGGAAGTAAAACGATTCTATCCGGTACGCCGTTCCATCCGGGAGAGATGAATTTCAGGCATAACCCGTCTCTCTTTCTTGTTTCCGTCAATAATTTATGTTCAATCTGTTTTTCAAGCATTTTGTTTCCTCCATCTAAAACGCTGTAATATCAGGCTTTTCACTGAGATGGTGCAGGTCGGTGCAAGTCATCTATTAAACTTCTCTATATAATTTTTTTCCTAAAATTTTCACCCTAAAGGGGTTTTATATATTGACCTTCACCGACCTGCACCTTTTGACTTTTAGTCCATAAAATCTGACTTCAAACGAAGTCCTAAAATCATCATGCCGTCCTTTGTTTTCTTGCGTTCAAAGCCGGCGATTTCAAGTCCGGTATAAAAGTCGGCCGTGCTTCTCGTCCATTCTCCGGTTCTCAGGCAATAGGCCCGGTATTCCTGATAAAACTCCCCGGATTTCTCTTTGTATGATGGTTCTATCTCACAACATTCCTCCAGAAAACTTGAAAGCCAGTCATTGTTCTCCCGGTAACGATGGATGGCATCGGCCACACATTTCGGAACAGGGATTTTGAAGCTTTTATCAATGGATTTTTTCGCTCCCTCAATGATCCAGGAAAGAATCGCCCCGCCCGCATGCTCCACCAGATAATCCGAGTAGTTTTTGATATCCGCCTTGCCTTTGATCTTGGCCTGAAAAGGGATGACGATGAGTCTTCGCCAAGTACCGTCGTCATTGGCTCCCACCTTGGGGAGATGATTGGTATAAAGGACAAGTGTATGCGTCGGAGTAAATTTGAAGGGATCCTTGTATTTCTTTTCGCCGGAGACAAGGTCAGTAGAACAAAGCTGTTTTATGACGGATGTATTCAGCCGCATGCCTTCTTCCAGCTCGGCCGCTATGACAAGCCTTTTTCCCTTCAGCTCTGCGATTTCAGGCTTCACATTTCTTCGGCAGCCAACCGTTAAGGCATCCGCCGAGATTGTGCCGCTGTAGTTTCCCAGCACTTTGGCGATGGAGTTCCAAAAGGTCGACTTGCCGTTCGAACCCTCTCCATAGGAAATGATCAAGGCTTCCATATAGACCTTGCCAATAGCGGAAAGGCCGACAATCTG